CTCCTTAAACCATCTCTTGAGGGCTGCGCCCTCTTTTGTCTTACGAACAGCCATTACTTCGCTTTCTTTCGTTTACCCCAGTTAGCAGCTCCTACTTTTCGACACTTTGCTATAGCCCCGCTTGCATACGCAGACGGGAATACTTTATACCGAGCTTTAACCTTTCTATAACAAGCATCTTTAGGCATGGCTATTTACCTTTCTTGCCACCTTTGCTACCTTTGCCGTAGCCACCACATGATTTACGTTTTCCGTACATAATATATATTATTTGATTTGTGAACTTCCAAAATAAAAACCCAGAAGAGCTAGCATTCCCTGCCTAACTTCAGGCAACAAAACAAACCCTTCTAAATTCTTCCATCTATCGGACCCTAGTCCTAAAAATTTAAATAACCCTATATCACCAGCTTCAACGGTTACTGGTATATCAAAAAATGCCATTACAAATGGAGCAAATACAACTGAAAATAAAATACACATAGCTATTAGTTTCCTAACCCAAGCTCCCCCTTCATCTGACCTTTGTGCTGCTTTATCTGCTGATACATCTGCTTGATTTTGATTGTGAATCATAGACTTAATAGCGTTTGACTGGATGTTCATTTGAGCTGAAATAAGTTTCATAACAAAACCTGTAACCCCTCCCCCAAGCATAGCTATTAATTCTCCTGTCATTTTTTAGCCCTAATTTCTTTAATAATTTTAACCGTAGAAAAAGACATAAAAATAATAGTAACTACAGATGCTACAATTGATAACAATTGGTCTGTCCCCACAAACATCATGCCCGTTCCCGAACCTATAATTCCTAAGATTGATTTTTCTACTATATCCTTCACTTTGCGTAATTGAGTGCATATTCATGAAGCTTACTAACGGAAAGTTCTCTGCTTTCCAGTTTTTGCTTCAAAGACTGTCTGTCCTGTAAATTAAAACATTCTTGGTTAAAAAATATATAATCGCGAAACGTAACATACTCCCATCCCTCTTTATCGCATATATCTACCATAATTTTTTCATAATCATTAAGACTAAGAAATTTATGGTTTTTAAAAGAACCAACTGTTGCTACACTTCTCATTAAATGTTACTGTATGTCGGTAAAACTTTGATTTGAATAGGTGTTAGCCTGATCAATAGTGTCTAACAAATCCCAAGTAGACCCATCATTGGACCCCTCAACAACAAACTGCTGCGCAATCCAGCCAAAACCAAAATTTGGACCAGGGTCCATAGTGATAGATCGCACAGCATAAGCTCCGGTCATTCGCACGTAAATATTGCGATAATTACCACTAGCCTGAGCAAACGAGTCCCAATAGGTTCCAGTGTTTCCGTCAAAAGCCCTCTGGTCTGAATCGGTTCCACTGTTTGCCAAAGCACTCAAGAAGTAGGTGGCAAACACATTTGTTCCTGTATTGTCGTTGCTCTCGTAACCATAGACTTCTGTTAAACCCCAACGAGCATCACCATTGTAATTGTCAGCGGTGCATCTAAAACGATAATAAGAATATTCTGTAGCCCCACTAGCAGGCTCAGGCTTTAGACTAACTTTCCATCGAAGCATTATAGTTTTTCAAATTCAGATAAAAAAGTTACTGATAAATCTCCGTTGGCTGCTTTTTCCAAAGCATTTGCTTCAGCCGTAAAACACTTTTCAATATAAGAACTTACAGTGTCTACTATTTCGTTCCATTCATCTAAAGTATTATTACGAAAAACACGGACCCAATCCTCTCCAACTTTTTTGTCCATTTTCCAATTGGAATAGCCCTTTGACGAAGGATCTACCACTAGCATACAAGCAGCTGAAGTAATTTTTAGTTGGCTGTTACTATCTGTATTTATTCGCCAAAGTTGATAGTTACTATCCAACCATTCTACCCCATTGTGCTCCATTGCCCACCGATCAGACGTAATGCTGTCTTGTAAACGAGGAATTGCTACATCTGTGCTATAAGGCACAGCCTCAAAAGCTAAAAACCAATTATTACCTCTTTGTTCAAAAAAGCTTTTTAAATCTTCTAAAACAGGATTAAAGGTCGGAGTTTCATCAACTGTATATGTATGACAATTAAATTCAGACAACACATCATCGTTTAAAATACTAGGAAAACTAATGTTATAATTGTCCTGATGTAAGCGAGAAACGCTATACTCCACAGGACTTTCATTAACAATTTTTAATATATTCATGATGCTACTCCTGATGACATTCCATATAATGTGCTATTAACTTTCCAAACAACAACAATAGTTTCATTGGTTGTATCTAAAGTGGGTGCCGATCCACCAATCCATTCCATAGTTGGCCAACTTGCAGTGTTTGCTGTTCCATCATCAATGTGCAAGGTAATAGATTCTCCGTCAGATAATGAATCAGTAAATGTAACAGTTCCAGAAAAGGTAAGCCTTTGAATAGTTCCATTAGATGGATCTAACGCTGTGGAACCAGTAACGCTTGTGGTATTAACAGCAAGCTCTTGTATTTCACCGTTTATATCTAACGTATTAGTTGTTAAAGAGCTTAAAGTTGCTGATGTAACAAAACTCAATACACCACTACCATTACTTTGTATTAAACTATTAGCCGCTCCATCATCGTTGGGCAAAGTAAGCGTATAAGTGGCAGCAGCACTGTGAGGCGGTCCTTTTAAAGTAACACCATGAGAATTGTTTTCACAATTTAAGATAAGTTTTCCAGACGTATCATTACCCTTAACAACAACCGATCCCGTTCCGTTAGCAGCCAAATCAATGTCTGCGTTGCTCGTTGAAATTATATCGTTGCCATTAACGTCTAAATTTCCACCAAGCTGTGGAGTTGTGTCGCTGACAATATCAATGCTTCCACTAGAAGCAGCTGTAATCCTACCTTGTGCATCTACCGTAATACCTGCTAAAGTGTAACTACCAGCACTAACAGCAGTGTTCGCTAGAGATATTGTTCCTGTGCTAGTAATAGTACCACCACTTAATCCAGTTCCAGTAGCTACGCTAGTTACTGCACTTGTTAAAGCAGCATCCAACTTAGTTTTATCACCATTTACAAATGGCCCTTCACTGGGCTGCAACTGGTAAGATGACAAATCTTGGTCACCCGTATTAGTTCCACTAGTGTTGGATAATGTAGTTAAATCAGATGCAGTAACAAACTTATGTGCTGTAGACGTATCATCAATGTCATCGGCATCTTGCCGGGTGTTGCCCATATACACCCAAACAGAGCCACTGTAACGGTAAAAACCCGCATCATAACCCGCAGTAGCTGCAATAACCAAAACTACATCTCCAGTGGATGGACTTCCTGGCAAACTAGCATAGTTAGCTACCGAAGGTTTAAATTCGGGCATATCAGTAGTTTTCGTTACTGCTGCATCTACCGTTGCTCCCGTATGTGTACTATTGTATGCCATTATGTTCTAACATTAAATGTTTCTCCTGATGAATCCACAAAAGATTCATGCCCCCCAGACCCATTATCTACAAAAAAACCTTCAAAGCCAGTAACTACTGCCCCACCAATTCTAGCTCCTACGCGACCTACCCGCAAGAACTCAAAAATGTTTTTAAGTCCTACGTTTCTCATAGAAACTAGTCTACAAATTGATCTGCAAAAATTACAGACGTTCCACCACTACCAATAAATGAAGCACCCGCAGCCGCATTCTTGCTCAAAACAATAAGTCCCTGCTCTTTAATAAGCAAATGGCCGTTTGTAGCACTAGGAGTAGTTCCATCAAAGGTTACAAAAACATTATTGTCTTGTATGTCTATAACTACATAATCCGTATCAATGTGAAAAGCGGCTAATGAAACAGCTGCACCCGTTGTAGCGGATAACCGCTCGGAGGTAGCACCTGGGTTTATGTTCCCTATATATAAGTTAGAAGTTCTTGAGTTCATTATCTAGATTGGTTGGAGACGTATGTATTAAATCGTTTTTTGACCGTGTTGTTATTCATAATTTGATCTGTTTTATCTAGCTCATTTGCTAAATAAACTTGAGCAACTTGTTCTTCGGCCAAGGCTTTGTCATGTTGCCCATCCATTCTCAGGAAGTCTGCGTAAACACTGTGGGCAACGTAGTAAAAAAATTCTAAAGGAATCTCTTGTGTGCTTTTATCGCCATCAAGATCCCATGTACTAGGAATGTCAGTTAGCTCTTTCTTGTAAGTAACAAACGCAGAACTTGCATCTGCTGTTGTTAGGTTAAGAATGTTTGCACCATCTGACTGTACAAAAAAATCAAACTCTAATGCAGAGTTTCTTAAAAACGGTTGAGTTCTGTGAATGCGTATAAACTCAGCAATGTCGTTCTTACTTGATTGCGTAAATGCAACTACAGAACTAGCCACTGTTCTTTCTTCACCTACAACCAAATATCTAGGCCACATCGGTGTAGCCTGATATGCTTCATACATTCTGCGTTTAGCAAAATTAAGAAGCTGAGTCTTTTCGTTAGTAGTAAACGAAGTAACTCCGGCTAGTGCCGATATTAAGTCATACAAATCTCTGTTGTACTTATCTTGCATTAAGCATTGTGGGGGCTAAGATGCGGAAACTTCTTATTAAAATATTGTAGAAACTCTTTGCTATTTACGGTGTCATGCCCGTATTTCTGAACTAGTCTAAAGTAGTCTCTTGCTGGCATATTAGCCACGCATTTACCAAGAACCGGATGTGTTTTCCCGACGTTAGTCTTAGCCTCTTTAGCAGCCTGAACTTCACGGTCTTCTTCTTTTGCTCTTTCCATTTTAAAACCCGTTTGGATTTCTTTCATGAAAGCATTGTCAATTTCTCCGTCTGTATATCTAGGTAACTTTGTGATTATTTCCATATTTTTAAAAAAAAAGGGGGAGGCAGGTATAAGCCTAACCTCCCCCAATAAGAGATATTAAAACAAACTAGGCAACTTCTTCGATCTTTCCGTGAGCCTGTGGGTGGTAAACACCGAGGGTCAAGGAGCAATCAACGTAACCACGCTCACCACCACCCTGATTCGGGAGGCGAGTCGATCCCATTGGGATCAGCTCATGAACACCGTAGTATTCAGGATTGATGAGGTATGCAAAGTCCTTGTTAGTCGTATCAGGCATACAATCAGGATTGCCATTGACAATCGAAATCATGCCGTGATCGGACTGATAGAACTCAACACTAAGTTTGATTTGAGCTGAGTCACCGTTGTAATTAACGGTACGAACGCTGTCTGCATCAGTTCCGCTTACGCCAGCAGTGCGAGCGAAGTCAGAGATGATACGGCGAACAGCCGTGTCAGCAACCATAGTTAGGTTGTTGCTTGTTCCGGTTTCGCGGAAGATTGAAGTGATCAAGTTGTTCAACACTGTTTCCGTGAAAGCACCTTCGCTGGCAGCATGAATGCTGTCAGCAGGAGTACGGAAAGCAGCTGGAACATCCGAAGGACCAGCGGAATCAATCCAGTCACCAAGACCACGCAAAGCGTAAGCAGTGTCAGATCCATTTTCAGCAGCGCGGTCTTGAGTACCACAAAGGGTAGCTTCAATATCACGCTTTAGTTCACGGATTGATTTTGCTTCAGCTTGAGCAATCTTAGCAGGCCCAACGCTTTCAACAGCTTCCTGAAGATCAGAAACCTGAAAGTCGCGGCGGAACTTTTGAATGTAGTTACCAAGACGAGCACGTCCACTGAACTGGTCAGTAAATGCACTAACGTCAGCACCTTCGCGGATGCCAGTAGTTGAAGGAGCAGACAATGCGTCTACCGTCCATTCAACGAATGTTGAGGATGCTTTCTGCTTGGAAGCAGAAGAAAGAACTGGAGTTTCTTCAGGAGCGAGGATAGTCAAGACATCAGTCAAGTCTTCGCGATTGGAAACACCAGAACCAGGATTAGTTGTATCGTATGTGTTTGAAAATGCCATTTTAGCGTTTTGTTAATTGTAAGGTTCTTAAAGTGATGAAATCGTCTTTTCGTCCTGAAGATTTAAATCGGTTTTGAGAGCTTTTTAATGCCTTATTAATAGGCCTATCAGTTTTTTCAGACATTGCAGACGCAGGAGTTGATCCAGTAGATGGGCTAAGCGTAACCGACTTCTTAGATGCCGAGCTTTGCTTTACTGGTTTTCTTCCATATATGCTATTTACCGCATGCGACATGAAGTAGGGAATTTGGGAATATAAATCAGGAGTCGTATCCTCTAACTTTTTCAGTCTTGGATCGTTCATAATTGCAATGAACTGATTCTTCAATTCATTTTCCTTCTCGTCCCTTAGCCATTCAAGTTCTTCTACTGCCTTGTTTCCAAGCTGCTGACGCAATGTTTTCGAATCTTCCAAATTTTGCAACTTTCGTAGCTGGTCTGGAATGTATGTATCGCGCGACTTTCGGGCACTCTGAAGTGCTTTACGCACTTCAGCCTTAGTCATCGGGCGACCTTCAACTGTAGTTATTTCGTCGTCAGCAGAATATTCGTCGGACTCAAATAGCAAATCTTCTGCCCAGCTAATGACATCGTTTACCTCATTCGATTTACTTTGAAGGTCGTCGATGTTAGATATGCTGGATAGCGGATTATCCTTCACTTCAGGCTCTTTGATTTGCAACTGCATAGTTTGCAGCTCCTCCTCAACAGCCTTACGCTTAGCGGTAAGTTCGCTTATTCTTGACTGCGCGCCGGGAATAAGTTGCTGACGCAAAGCGTCTTTCTGCTCATCCGACAAACTGTCTAAATCAAACTGTGAAAGAACATTATCCTCGGATTCTTGCTCTGGAATTTCTTCCTCACTAGCTTCCTCGGCCAATTCTTGAGACTCTGGTTCAGGCTGCTGCCCTAGTAGAGACTCGCTACGACCCTGAACGAAGTCAGACGCAGATAAGTTTACCACTGATTCTTCTTCAGCCTCAGCGTTGGCTGTTATAATTTCATCGTCCATATGTTTCCACCTTTTTACGCCTAGCGATGGCGTAAAAAAATCTTACCATGAACTATAAAAAATCTTTGTGTCTTTTTTCTAATTCGTCAGCCCCAACCATTTGTAATAGCTGATCATAACTAAGAATTCTACCGGAAAGTTGCTGTAGTTGTTCCGTCTTAGCTTCATGCATGTCTGCAATGCATTCCTCACGCAAAGTTTTTACCACTTTAATTAAACGAGCAAAGTGCTCGTAGTTATGTAAAACCCTTATATCTTGTTCTAAATTATTTGTTTCCATAATTAAGATTGCATTTGCTGGGTTTGCATTGCACCCATCTGGGCAGGGGCTGTCCCAATTTTTCCTATTTGAGCATTTTCAACTTGCTGCATAGAGAACTGATATTGGCCCATATACTTTTGGATGCGTTGAGCAAATGCTTGGTCGCTTTGCATACGTTGGGCAATATCTGGTTGCTGCAAATATTGCTGAATAATTTGAATAGCCGTTTCAGCTCCATTAGGACGAGCTGGCATTTCAATTCCTGCATAAATCTTCGATAGGTCATCTGTAATATCTTTCAATACTTGTTGTTGCGCGGCTTCAACTGGCTGAAGAACACTGTCTGCTAATACAGGATCTACACTACCAGCAATAAGCGTTACTAAATTATCTACGTTTATTCTTCCGTTGCGATCCAACTGAAGCAAAGAAATCATGGAGTTAAGTTTGTTCTCCTGCTTCTCCGGGTCAGTGTTCTGGACATCATAGGAAATTGTAATGTCAAAACTTTCATCAGGGTTTCCCTTGCTAAACATCTGTGGATCGGGAACACCCGTCACTTGAAAGAAAACACTATCTGGGCCAAAACGCTGAAAACATTTATAGCACATACCAATAACATTGGCGCAATGAGTTAAGAATTTATCTACCAAAAATTGCTGTCGAATCTGGCCAATTGGACCCGATTGATCCAATCCAACCAATCTATCAGCCTGAGCTTCTTGGGTTTTTTCCATTTCAATAGATCCTTGGTTATACAAAGGAGCTGGGCCAAATTCAAAATCACCTTTACGGCGATATGGTATCATTCTTCCTGGTCCCCAATCTGTAGGAGCTTGTCCAACGGGGTGCATAATAGGAGGAACTGTAGCTAAACTATTTCTATCTATTCGACTATCACGCTCAATCTTCACTTGATTTTGTATGCCGCGCAAAAGATCGGGAATGGTCATCGTATCATACAAGCGTTTACTATCTTCAGAAAGCTTTGTAACTACTATTGGATAGTCTTCATATCCGTTTAATAACTCAAACTTAGCATAACCAGGAACACCTTCAGTGCCATCAAACTCTTTATGAAAAACTGTACAATAAATTCCTTCAGAACCATCTTCTTTGTCTATCAACCTCTGGTATCCATAAACAATTTCAATAAGCTCTTCAGCTTCGTAAGCATTATCGGTTAAGCTAATAGACCTACGTCCCTCCTGCTCACGCTCAATAGAATCAATATTTACCCCGCGATATTTTTCTATTACATAGTCTACAAAGTTTTCATCCCACCCATCGGTAATAACCTTGTTCTGCAACTCCTGCGGAGTGTAGTAGGTTTTCCAAAAACAATATGGAGCACGTTGCGGATCGGTAACATATGGAGGAAAGATAAAGTCGCCATCTGGTGCTAGCGTCTTTACCTCTGGGGCATTCACCTGACGCCTTACTATTGGCAACTCGGCACTACCGGTTTCCTGCAAATCCTTTAAAGCTTTTTTAGCTCTTTTTTCAGTAACGCCCTGAAAGCTAGTTTGTAGCATGGCCAAGATGTCATCGTCTGCCTCTCCCTCCGATATTAGCTCTGCTAGGGCTGGATCAATGGATGCTATTTGGTCTAAGCTCAAACGCTGTAAAAAAGAACGATCTTCTCGGTGCCACCCCACGTAAGTAATTAAAAGACCACGCTCCAACATATAGTTGGCTCCCAATTCCATTTCCTCATTAAAACGAGGAATGTAACCGCTTTTCACCATCCATTTTAAAAAATTGGTAACCATTTTGCTTCTTGCAATGTCACTAACTTCAACGGGAAATGCCCGGATGTTGGCTCTTTTCATTGCAGAAAGGAACAAAGATACTAAGCGAGAAATTCGTTCATCAATAACATGGCTCTCCATGTCTGATGCACCTTCCCAGGGAAATGCGTCAGCACCATGCTTGCGAAGATCTCGGCTTTTGCCGGGCCACCAATTACGTCTTTCGTCGTAGCTAGTCCTGCAAAGGTCAAAATAAGCTTCTAATTCCGTAACAGACTGCTCGTAAGCATATCGTAATGAATTAATATTGGGATCGTCGCTAACATACGTTAGATCATCGGAAATAGAACTACTTTGCATTTAGTTTATTTTTAACATTATACAAGACACTATAGAAGTATTGGTCGTTTACACCTATCCTATCACATAAATCACTGGTTTTTATAGGATAATCCTCTTGATTGTTAGCCATACGACAAAACATTTCCCAGGCAACCAAACGATCAATTTGTTCAGAAATCCAATAGGTATTTAAAGTTATGTCATTTGACGTATCTAAAGGAAGTTCCTGCATTGTCTTCTATGGCTTCAATGTTAATTTTTTTCCTATACAT